ATAAGATTGAAAGACAGTGACCCGATAGTTATTAATGAACCTGAAGCTTTAACCAAAGAAGCAATAATTGACGCTGGTGAGGAAATGGTAGAGGAAGCTACTGATTATAACGATTTCCTTGTTAAGAAGTTTGACCGATGGGAAAAGGCAATTAATACTGCTATTGACCGTGATTTAAAAGAAGAACTGAAGAAAGATTATGTAGAAAAGACATTGGGTGGTTTTCTAAGCTCTTTGTTTAATACAGTTAACACTTCTGATTTTATGGCAGGTTTAAGACGTGTTATAAGTATTTCATTTAAACAAGGATTGGCAGATGCTGAAAAAGAACTTAACATGGACATTGGGGTAAGTGTAGACTTCAATAAGGTTGTTAAGATAGCAGCAGACAGACAAATCGAAGGTTTTATGATTGACGGCAAACGTTGGAAAGGTTTGAAAGGAGTTACTGCAGATTTACAAAATGATGTAAGTCAGATTGTTTCTGATGGTATTAACAAAAAGTCACCAAATGATATTCAAAAAGATATTCACGAGTTGTTTATTAAAAACAGAGGTGGAAAAGTAAACGGCAAAATCACTGAAGGTCGAACTATGAAAATTGCACGTACTGAAACTAACAGGTTTGTAAATAGTGGCAAGTTGCAAGGGTTCAAAGATTCTGGACTTAAAGGGCAAAAGCAGTGGAGTGCGTTTATTGATGATAAAACCACTGACATTTGCAGAGAACTTAACGGTCAAAAGAAAGGATTGTACGAACTCTTTGAAACTTCTAAAGGTTTGAAATATGACATTCCGCCTCATGGGCCAAACTGCAGAAGTGTAATTGATTTTGTGTTCGATTAAAATATTATTTATATACTTAATTGACTCTTAAGATAACACTATGAATAATAAAAATGATATTCTTAAATTATGGTGTCCTGTAAACAAGGACTCAAAAGGTGATTTTGTAGCGATTCTTTCTGATACATCAATGGACAGAGATGGAGAGTTTATGAGTAAGGAATTATTACAAAATTGGGCCTCTAATAATACATTAAAGGCATTAGCTAACCACGATAATAAAATGCAATCTTGGATTGGCGGATGGGAAAACTTACGAACTGTAACAAGAGGCAATCATACTGCATTAGTAGGTAAACCTTGGTTCTTCAGTAAAGAAGCAAACCCACTTGCTGAAATGGTAAGATTACAAGCAGAAGAAGCATTGAAGAAAGGAGAAAATCCTGGTATTAGTATTGGTGCAATACCTAAAGAAAGCATCACTAAAGATGTTGATGGTAGTGATTGCAAAGTTTATACTAAAGCTGAATTAGTAGAAGCGACTTGGGTTCCTATTCAAAGTAATAGAAGTGCCAGTTATGGGCATATTGCAAAACAATTTAATTTGGAGGAAAACAAAATGAGTGAAGAAGTAAAAGAACCTGTAGCTGAGATTAAAGAACCAGTTGCAGAAGTTAAAGAACCTGTTGCTGAAGTTAAAGAAGCAGTATCAGAACCAGTTGCTGAAGTTAAAGAAGCAGCTATTATGGTTGAACTAAATAAAGTAAAAAAAGAATTAGCAGATTTGAAAAATAAATCAGTGTTACCAAAAGCATTTGAAACAAAAAACGTAGAAGTTCCAGTATATGAAGCTACTATGGAAAATATAATCAAAGCAAGATTAGGTTCATTGAACAAATAGGAGGAAAAATGGGATTTAAATCAAACGGAATGGGTAATGCCGAAGCTGGATATGCATTTGATGCAGGATTTGGTAAAGCTGGTATTCAAGAGGAAGAAACATATTACGGTGGTCTTTTAGCAGGTAAAGAACATTGTACAAAACAATTAACAAATTACGGTAAAACGTATATGGACGCAATCACTAAAGCACCAACTTTTGGTCATACTAGTGGTGGAACAGTTACAGCTTATGGTTTAATGCCAAGTTTTTTCGACCCAGCACTAGTCGATAGAACTATCAGGCAAACACCTCTTTTACAATTACTTCCAAGAAAGGCAGTAAGAGGTAGAAGTTATGTTTATAACGCTATGACCGCAAAAGCAGTTCCAACAAATGGTACAGCAGGCAGTGGTTTTAAAGGCGATGACGCAGCTCTTGCAGAAGACGTTGATACATGGACATCAGTAAGTACAACTATGAAGTTTGCTTATGTAGTAGGTCGTGTAACTGGTCCTTCACAAGCAAGTGGTCTTGGTTATGTGAACTTATTGGCTGAAGATATTCGTGTTAAATCTCAAGAGATGAACGAAATCTTAGAAAACGAAATTATTAACGGTGCAACTGCAACTAATGCATTAGGTTTTAACGGATTACGTGCAGCAATTGCAACTAACACAACTGCAAATGCAGGAGCTCCTATCGACTTAGAACAAGTAAGAAAAGATATGAACGATGTTTTTGAAGCTAACGGTAATGTTGATTTAGTAGTAACTGACGGTAATACTTTTAACGTGCTTAAAGGTTTATTGATGGACTACCAAAGAAATGTTGAAAGACCAAGTGGTAAGATGGATTTCGGTATCCCTGACGCTTTTACTTTTGACGGTGCATTATTTATTAAAGATAGGTTCATGCCAACTACTGCTTCAGGCAGAGAAATCATGTACTTAGATTTGAGATATGTATTCTTAGCAGTTCTACAAGATACAACTTTTGAAGAATTAGCAAAAACCAACGACAGTCATAAATATATGTTAAAGTGGTACGGTAGTTTAATCGTTACTGCAGAAATGTTAATGGCTGATAGAACAGGTATACAATAAAATGGCAGCAATAGCAATAGCAGATTGTACAGTAAGTGTTGACGCAGCTTTAGCAGGTTTTAACGTTTTAAAAATCGTTACACCATCAACTGCTGATGGCGCAGATACTATTGATGTAAGTTCAGTTCTTTCCGCTGATGAAGTAGTTTCAGCAAGTTGTCAAGCAGCAAGTGACGGATGGTTACCCGTAGCAGCAATATCAACTGCAGGAGTATTAACCATTCCAGGTTCAACTGATAACGAAGCAAGAACAATTTACACTATGTCAAGACTTTAAGTTTTGATTTTTTTATTATTTTTTTTACATTACCCGATTAGGAGGAAACAAACACAATGGCAAATGGAATACCACAATTAGAAACAAGAGATTGGCACTTTAAGAATAAAGCTCAAGTTAAAGGACACTTTATCAGAGAACCATCTCGTTATGTCTTAGAAGAATATTTTAATCAATTACCTTTATTGAATGCAAGTGTTGCAGTTAATTCAAATTTAAACTTTGAATCTTTAGGAACTAACGCAGCTGACGCAGACATTACTTTTGCAGCATTAGTTGGAGCAGTAGAATTAGAAACTGCAGGAGCTCATAACGACCAAGTAATTGTAACACCACATTTAGATGCTAAGCAAACTGCTTGGGCAGGAGTAAAATGGGGAACAGAGAACCAAGTTATTTGGGAAACTGCAATCAAAACAGACAGTGCAGTATTAACAACTTTGTTATGGGCAGGACTTAAATTAACAAACACTCCAACCATCGCAACTGATAATGACCAATTATTTTTCAGATATAGTACAGACGATTCAAACACTAACTGGCAATGTGTAAGTTCCATTGGTGGAACAGATACAACTTTTGATTCAGGAGTATCTGTTACAGGAGCAACTGTTTATATGTTCAGAATTGAAATAGATTCAGACAGGAAAGCAAGTTTTTTCATTAATAACAAATTCATAACTGCAACAACTGCATTAACAAACGATGTTGATTTTATTCCGTATGTTGGGATTCAAGCATTAGCAGGAGCAGCAAGATTTATGTATTTATCTTATGAGAAAATAAGCAGGTACATTTACGAATAAAACTTTTTTATTATTTTTAATTATTTTTATCAAATAGGAGGATAACAACAAATGTCAGTAAGTAACAAACTTTCAGCAAATTTAGTGGAAAACACTAAGACTGCATATGAATCAGGTATTGCAACACCTCGTGGTTCAATAATTGCAGGACAATATAATACTACAAAACCAACTCCAGTTTCAGGAGATTACGTTTTTTTACAATTAGGCAGTTCAGGTGGATTAGTTACAGAATCACAATCTTATGATTCAGACACTACATCAGATAAGGTATTTGAGATTAACCCATTGAGTGTTCAAAGTGTAGCTATCTCATTATTAGATGATACAAATATTGCAGTAGCAACTAATTATTACCCAAATGCAACAGGTGCAAGTATGGATGGATACACCAGTATAAGTTTTACTGGTAAGTTTATTGACGCTGATGGCGTGATGACTATGACCGTTGAAGCTATGGATGATGAAGACACAACCAGTGGCGATTGGATTGATGTAACTAATAGTTTTATTGATGAAAAAGCAAGTGTGGCTACAAGTATTGGTGCAAGTGTAACAGTAACTAATGGTACAGTAACTTTTGCAATAGCTAACAAAGATTTTAATTATGAAAATTATCGTGTTAAAATGGTTAATAATGGCGCAACTAATACTGGAATAATTAAAGAACGCAAGAAGGCAATTTAAGATGGAAGATGACAAAAGAATTGAAATTAAAGTTAAAGTAGAAGAGTTATGGGACAGTTATCTTATTAAGTCAGAAATAGCAAAAAAACTAGAGTCTGAGTATATCTTTGGACCTTTAGGTACTAATGAACATTATAAATCTAGTGATTTAATGGACATTGTTAAAGAAGTTCAAGCTGATAAAACAGAATTAGAATTAAAAGAATAAGATGGTCAAATATCCACAAACAAAAAGTGAAAATGTTTTGTTTAGAGATACGTTCATTAATTCAACTTATGTGGAAGATAATAATGGCACTTTGGTTGGATCACCAACAGTTAATAATAAAATTACTTTGAATGGTACTTCCCAATATGCTTGTTATCCAACTAAGGTTTTACCAAACGAATTCACTGTTATTGTAGAATTAGAAAACGCAACTCATGTTGCTTCGCATAGGGCTATCTTTGGTCAATATGACCTTACTGGCAATGAACGTATGTGGATGATAAAAGTAAGAAACGGACTTATTGGTTATTTTGTTAGTGATGACGGAATTGCAACAACTCTTAGTGATT